AAAACTCAAGGAACAATCAGTTTCTGGAGCACCTCATTTATTCGTGGCACAACTCTAGACAATGCGATTATTATTGTTGATGAGTTTCAAAACTTGAATTATCATGAACTTGATAGTATAATTACTCGTGTGGGTGAAAATAGTAAGATTATGTTTTGTGGTGATGCCACTCAATCTGATCTTATTAAAACAAACGAGAAGAATGGGATTATTGATTTTATGAAGATTCTTCGTGTGATGCCCTCAATTGATATTATTGAATTTGGAGTAGAAGACATTGTTCGCTCTGGATTAGTGAAAGAATATATCCTTGCGAAAATGGAAGTTGGTTTATGAGTTTTATTCATTGTAATTTTTTAGGTGAACTTGAACTAGAAAAGAAAGAAACAAATGGCATCCGTCTCTACAATCTTCCAAGTGGAGACTGGGTGCCGTCAATTACATCTGTAACTTCATTCTATAATCGGCAAATCTTTGCGAGATGGCGTGAGCGTGTTGGACTTGAAGAAGCAAATCGCATTACCCGAAAAGCAACTGCAAGAGGAACTGACTTCCATTTAGTCTGTCAGGATTATCTGGAGAATAAAGAACTTGTCTGGGATAAGTATCAACCTCTCACAAAGTTTATGTTTTATCATGCGAAACCATATCTTGATAAGATAAATAACATACACGCAATTGAACGCACACTCTATTCTGAGTATCTTGGACTTGCTGGTAGAGTGGATTGTATCGCTGAATATGAAGGCGAACTCGCGGTCATTGACTTTAAGACTTCAGAAAAAATTAAACCAGAAGAATGGCTTGAAAATTATTTCGTCCAAGAAACATTCTATGCTGCTGCTTACTACGAACTCACAGATATTGTCCCCGTAAAACTTATCACCATTATGGTAACTCCTGGTGGTGAAGTAAAAGTATTTGACAAAAGAAACAAAGGGGATTATATTAAGTTATTAGTTCGTTATATTAAAGAATTTGTACGTCACAATACTGGGTCAAATGGAGAATGAATTAGAAAAAGCTTTCGAAAATAAATTCTTTTGCCCATCACGATTTGCTCAAGAGATTGAGTCTCTGGTGCTTACGAATGAAAAAATGAGTTATATTGATGCTATCATTTACTTCTGCGAACAGAATGGCATTGATATTGAATCAGTTCCTAAACTTATTTCAAAACCACTGAAGGAAAAGATTAAGTATGAGGCAATGGAATTAAACTTTCTGAAAAAAAGTTCCCGCGCAAAATTACCCCTCTGATACTGACTGGGACGTAAAAATTTTCCCGGCAAAAAATGAACTTTATTACTTTTTATGATGCCGTATGATGCCTATAAGTGTTATCTGTCTTTAAAAAATCACTTCACAAAAGACAGTTATGATTATCACAAGTATTGTGGTAAAAGTCGTGCGAGTGTTCAGTCTTTCTATAAACGAAAAGATCGTTTTTGGTTTGAGCGTGTCACACGACAGAAAACAGATCAAGAGATTGTAGAGTTCTTTGTATCAAACTTTATCACCTGCACTGATCCAAGTAAGCTTTGGATAGGAGAAATTATAAGAGAGGGTGAAACACGATACGCAGAATGGAAGAAAAGAAATCAATCACTATCTTACGTCTTTAAAGAAGAAACTCAAAAACTATTTGATTCCAAAAAAGTTGATGATGTCTTTGATTGCTCTAAAGGACATCCACCTGTTCTTAAAAGTTTCCTGAGCGGGAATATTAGTATGGAAACTCTAGTGATTTATGATAAAATATTCCTGTTCGGGGATAAATTTGATAAGCAACTTTCTGACCCAGTGTGGGAAACCGTCCGTATGAAAATGAAAAAATATTCTCCGTTTCTAAATATTGATGTACCGCGTTATAAAAATATCTTGAAAGAAGTTGTTCTAGGAGACAAATGAGTTTCTTTAAATCTGAAGTTGTTCGGGCAGAGATGACCGAAATTAGTGAGATGCAAGAAGAGGTTTATCAAAGCGTCTTCAAGTTTCCAACAATGTCAAAAGAAGATAAGATGAAGCATGTTGAACTTTTAGAAAAACTTCTAGACAAACAAAAAGTTCTTTATACTCGTTTGAGTCTATCAGACGATCCTGAAGCACAGGAAATGAAGCAACGCATTACGCAATCTGCCTCAATGATGGGACTTCCTCCCAATGTTGATATGAGTATCATTCTTAGTAATATGTCTAGAATGCTTGAGGTAATGAAAGAACAAATTGACAAGACAGGTTCCGACCTGTAAAATAACTAGGTACACACAAGCCAAATCCTTACAAATCCGAGGTAATCCAATGTCCTTTGCTGACCTTAAAAAACAATCTTCTCTTGGTTCTCTTACACAGAAACTAGTCAAAGAAGTAGAGAAGATGTCCGTATCATCAGGTGGAGACGATGACCGTCTCTGGAAACCTGAACTTGATAAAACTGGCAACGGTTATGCTGTTGTTCGTTTTCTACCTGCACCAGATGGAGAAGAACTCCCCTGGGCAAAAGTCTACTCTCATGCCTTCCAAGGTCCTGGTGGTTGGTATATTGAGAACTCTCTGACAACAGTGGGTCAAAAAGATCCCGTGTCAGAATACAATCGTGAACTCTGGAACAGTGGTCATGATGCTGATAAAGAAACTGTTCGTAAGCAGAAGCGTAAACTGTCCTACTATTCCAACATCTATGTTGTGAAGGATCCCGTAAATCCTGCTAACGAAGGTCGTGTCTTCCTATTCAAGTATGGTAAGAAGATCTTTGATAAGATTATGGAAGCAATGCAACCTGAGTTTGAGGATGAAACTCCTATCAATCCCTTTGACTTCTGGCAGGGTGCAAACTTCAAACTGAAGATCGTTAAGAAAGATGGTTACTGGAACTATGATAAGTCTGAGTTTGAACGTGTTGCTCCTCTTCTGAGTGATGATGATGCTCTTGAAGGACTTTGGAAGAAGCAGTATTCTCTTTCTGCTGTGACTGCTCCAGACCAGTTCAAGTCCTATGAACAACTGGAATCACGTCTCAAGTTGGTTCTAGGTCAAAAAACTTCTGTTCGTCCTCGCCTTGATGAGGAAGTTGAGGATGAGGATAATGACCGTGGTTCTTATACTCCAGAAGTTACTCCTCGCCGTGTTGAACCAGAACTTCCAACTGTGAGTTCGTCTTCAAGCGATGAAGATGAAGATGATGCATTGTCCTACTTCCAGCGTCTTGCTGAGGAGTGATTACGTATAAAGTCTGATATTATCAGCTCTTTTAAGGGTTTCAGTCACATACTGACTGGAACCCTGTCTATATGGCATCATCTCTTCCAAATCATTAAATATAACACTTACAAGTCTTGGTTTCAATAAGAAGATATTTCTCTTTGCATCTTCCAGTCTTTCTTCATAAACAAGATTTGTAACTGGTTCAGCAGTATTATCTCTTGTTACCTGTAAATCAGTATTAAAATCATAATAAGAAACTGAATAATTGGACTCAACTTGAAGTCCAGCAGGAACAATGACGACACCCTGACTATTTTTTATCTCAACGGTTTCGTAGTGATGAATACCATTATAAAGAGTATTATAATCACCATATTTGTCTAATAGATAATTATCAAACTGCTGTTGTGGTAAGGGCCACTCTGTTTGAATATTGATAATATTATTTGATAGAAGAACAATCCAATCTAATTTGGCATCTTCATAAACTTCAAATGCAACATTATCAGGTCTATCATTTCCCTGAATTTGATACTTTGTAAAAAATGTCAGGTCCTGAAAGATATCCTCCCTAAGTTTTCCTTTTTTAAAGAGATTTTTTACAGTAATATAATCTGATATCTGAGCATCTGGTAGTCTGCTAACATATTCAAAATCTGGAATGTATCCGAAGTAGTTTGGCATTTTAGTAACCTACGAAAGCATCGCCATCATCTCCATACTCATCATCAAAGATTGGTTCAAGTTCTGCGAATGTTAATGACATTCTATAAGAGGTCATGGACTTTTCAGCACCTCCATAAGTCATATATGTTCCATCAGGAGTGTAATCAACATTACAATTAGTTAGGGCACACTCTTTAAATTTATTTAAGTATGGATGTATTTTCATTTGTCCATTGTCTCCTGGGGTTAAATATGAAATAGCAAAAGTGTGTGGTGCTTTTAAGAGTAAAGAATTTGCACTTCGTTTTACTGACATTGATTGTTTAAATGCGCGAATAATTTTTCTTACTCTTATTGCTTCTGGTTCACTCCTTGGATAAAACATAAAGGTAAATGAAAAACTTCTTAACCCCGGACCATTAAAAAGAACTTCTAAATTATTGTTATTGACAGCTCCATATGCTCTCGCAGCAACATTGTTATTTCCTAATGAATTTAAAAGAACACTGGTAATAGCCTGCTTTGTGGCATTAGGATCACTAGTAGCTTTATTTGCCTCTTGACCGACCGTTCCAGCGGCGGCATCTGGACCTCCTTCAAAAAAAGATTTAGCCGTCGCTGCAGCTGATTCTAGCAACTCATTTAAACCTTCTTCTTGCCATCTAGCATTATTACCATCACTAATTCCAGAAGGAATAGGTAGAGTGATTGTGCCAAGGCGCTCTGATCCCTTTACTATTGGCTTGCCATCTTTAAGGGTTACGATTCTACCCGATGTTGATACTCCACCTGATTGTCGTCCAGCCTCTGAAAGTGATGGCACATATTTTAAAATAGAAAACTTAACTATATCTTGATGACTTGCTGCTAAATCCAAAGGATAAACTA